TTTTTTTTTTGAGAAAGATGACTGCTACGTCACTAGTTCTAAAACTTGTTGATCTAGATTATACTGGAGCCCGAAGGGACCAGAATAATCACTAATCAATCAAGAGAAAAGTCTTCTAGTCCCCAATGGTAGAAGGGGTAGGCGCAGTATTACCGGTAAACCGGTGCCAATGGTCAACTCATTGGCTAGAGTCAGCGGCTCTAAATTATGGTGGCGGTGCCACGGCTGGAGGGAAAACCTCGTTTCTGAGAATTGGCGCAGCCAAAAACCAGAAAAATGAGAAATCCTCCCCAGCAGCAACATGCAAATCAGCAACAAAATAATTCTTTGAGGTCGTAGAAATGACCTGTGGAGAAATATTAAAGGCTGATCGATGCATAACACGCTCAACGCGCGCATCTGTATCGTCACCATATGGGGCTGCAGCTGGTGCAAACCTCACATTTGAGTAAAATGGTACCTCATACATTAAACCCTGCTGAGTATCCTGATGTGTCAATGAATAACCTGCCAACGCACTAGGATTCAATAAAGAAACACTTCGTGTGTAGTCAGAATCATCCACTCCAGAATACTTATTAACATAGGAGAATTTCAAATTGGATTGTTCATATTTGAGAAGCACTTGGGCAAGACCCGCATAACTATCTCGCATAATGTATTTCCATTTAATTCCTCCTCGTCTCCCAACATAAGCAGGGGACAAATAAGTAAGAAGAGTGGTATTGACATAATTGTATCGACCTGTGGGGATTACAGTTAATCCAACAGGATCAGGACCCCGAAACATGGGGAACTGAGTGAGCTGTGCACCCCATTCAACACCCTCTGATGCAGAGGCATCGATAGAACGTGTTGCAGATCCCAAATAGTTATATCTTTTAACTAGGGATCGAAAAGAATGCACAGGGTCACCGAACATTACGTGATCTATATCATCATGATATGCCTCGGGGCATCCATGAACAATACATCTCACTTCGGAGGATTGGGCAACAAATTGCTCATCCTCCTTAATCTCATAAACTCCAATCGTCTCAGGATAAGAAAACGATTCGAGTAGTGGGACCTCCCGACGAATGGGAGAAGATTGAGCTGTATGATGATTATAAGGAACAATAGTATTGATCTTATTTTCATGTGGACACCTAAATGATATATCATCCCCCCCTTTTACAAATACTGCTATTTGTATTGGAGAAGTGTCATTAGATGAACTCAGCTCATTGAGAACGCTAACTGCTATAGTTCCATTGTTCACAGTAGATGGAAAAAGAGCATTTGTATCTGAATATCTCTCGGTGAAGAAATCAACCGCACTTTCCAAGTACGGTGTTTCTTGAGACCAAGGGATATCAATAATAACATCCTCACTCTCGGTGATATCGACGACCTCAGAAAAAGAGGTTGAATAAGTGGCCGCCGGATCAACACCGATTCCCGAAGATTTAGGATCATAACTAATCACAATTCTACCTTTGTGATATTTAGTACAAACGATCTTAAATCTTAAAACTATGGAACCCGACCAAAACTCAAATGGAGCTGCCGCGAACGCTAAAGCTGTAGGATAGGAATTGCCTGAATTGGTTCGAACCAACCCTGGTTCTACCGATAGAGAGAAAATCCTAGTGCCAGGAGCTTGACTCTCAGACCAATTAAAGGTAGTGAGAAAAGACTCCCGACAAGCTATAGTGTTTATGGTCATTTGGTCGGTTCCATCCAAACCAACAGTTCTCGGATCTACTGTCAACTCCTGCTTAGGATCCATAGAGATCTTCTCTATAGGATCAACACCAGAAGTATTGGCGGTACCGCCACTAACAAAATTACGATAAGGCATTATTTCGTTCGTGGTTACAGGACGGGAAAATCCGAAAATGCTTGCTATACCAGCAATAGCTGAAGCACCAATAGTGGTGGCTCGAGCAAAAGGCCCAATGATTGGTGCCTGCTCCAAGCCACGAGCAATATTGGCCAAGACATTAGCCGGTCCTGAAACAGGACCATTATTTTGATCGTACTCATCTTTAGACTGCACGACAGGCTTTGTCTTACGCTTGGTCTTTTCCTTCCGAGGCTTCGATGATTGAGGAGTAAAGGGTGCCGCAAAAGTTGACATACTCAACTCGACGTCCTCTGCCCAAGCAAAAACCGAAATAGTAACGGAAGTATTAGAAGCTGTTGCTACACGTAATGGGGTCAAAGTCTGAATGACTATTTCACCCATATTCCTAAAGTCATTGATACTAGCTATTCGTAAAGCATTTTGTGGCCAAACGAATGGTAGTGTCAATTCTCCCCCTGAAGATGAGGAGGCTTCCAAGAATACACGGGGCATTTGTGATTCTCGCACTGCTGTTCTAGTAGTGTTAATATCAATGAAATGCCCTGCTGTATTAGTGTCAGCCAATGGCCTGTAACTAGCCATTATAAGAGAATAATGAAAGGGGGAAGCATTTATTACAAATTTGACTTTCAATTTACACTTAATATAAGCGAAATTATGTATTTTCCTCTGGATAACTGGATCACTAAAGAAACTCTGCCAAGGTCTGAAAGCATGTCTATACAAGTTTTCAGAAACGGCAATTGTTTCTGTGTGAAGTAATACAGGTCTGGAAAGAAAATTTGCCAAATTTGCACTATCTTGGTTCAATCCCATCGAATAGGTGGGATCAGGGTAAGAATGAGGTTCCACAGCCCATGCAGGATCTGCTGATTCTCCGAATTTCATAACTTCGGCAGTTTCAGTGTCTCCTACAGCTTGGACTGTGGTGGTTCTTTCATCCACATCTGGTGGATTATCTAGTTCTTGACTAGACTTGTCTTCGTTATTTATAATTGTTGCAAGTCGGTAGTTTCAGAACCAGGCCTGACTCAAGGTCTGGAACCTAGATAGCTAAGAGTAGGACTTATTGCTATGCCTTTATTCGCCAAGTGTCATCCACATGACTACCAATATTTGGGATTCCTCCAAGTTTAGGTAGCTGGGCTATCAATCCGGTCACTAAAACCGAGTACATAGTCCCAAATTCTGTGCTTTGGCTTTGATGCTCAAAAGAACATAAACAGGACGCGTTTCGGACGCCCTAGAAGTTCCCAGAGCTTGGCATTTCCTGGAAACTACGCCTGGGCGAAGAACTCTACGAGTTCATCATCGTCCAAGGCGGTTTCATCACAAATAGACATATACACCTTTTGAAAGGCTTCCTCCCAAGTGTAAAATTCGAATCGAAGCTTACACTCAGAGTTGACCTTTTTAAGCTGTTCAATGCGCTGATTGTAATGTTCTTGCCCATAGAGAGATAACTCTCTACAAGCATTATCCAGAACTTGTTTAGCATGGGCTCTTGATCCAATACTGGAATCGTAGAGCCGAAGCATTAAAGATCTGAATATGGAGGTTTCATCCAAAGGACAGGCCCAAAGACCACCAATCATCTTCCATTTCCTTTTCAGGAAAGAAGCGTCATTGATAGAAATATAAGGCACCGACTCCTGATCTTTCTCCGCCATTGTGTAGGTGATATCAACATCAGATAACACCTTGGATATGGAAGAGTGATTAAAGAACGGAACATCCGGAGAAACTCCCATAATGTTGTCATCACCATAAGTCAATAAATTGACATACGTGCTAAACTGCTGACATATATCAGGTACTTTGTGTTCATGTGCTAGAACATGAAAACAATACCGCATATACAAGCAGTTAGCAAGAGAATTGATAACAACTGTGAGGGCATGCCCAGAGGGATTGCCGCCCACAAACTCAACAAGTTCACCACCAAAATTCACTCGGGGGTAAGCCACATCAGTGGCTAATCCCCTCATAATCTTAATGTCGGTCATGGAAAAATCACCGAGCTCCTTGTTGAGATGAATAAGGATTTCAAAGGCCCATAAGATAATCAATGGGGGCATTCTTTTGTCGAATGCTTTATAATCACCTGCTACAATCCTGTCGGAACCATAAACAGTGAGGTAATTATAAAAATCACCCCACTCGGTGCTAAAACAGTTAACGCCAACTGCTCCATTGTAGGCCTGCCAATTATTCTGAAGTAGGCGAGTGACGGAAAGAAAGTATTTTCGAAGCAAAATCGTAAAAGCGACATTCGCTCCAGTGAATACTCGGGTCTTACCCTCAGCCACCTTCTTCAAAGATCTTGGCTCATCCTTGAGATGCGCTGTGAAAACAGCACCTGAACGTTTGCCTTCAGCCAAATTTTCTTCATACTCCACAACCATGTCTAAAACCTTCTCATCAAAGACTTTAAAATCAGTGAAAGGCTTATATGGATGAGGATGAAGAAATTTGCTCTTAGGTCCTCTAAAAGGAAAACCCATCGAAGTTTTGAAATTCATTTTATCAACAAATTTCACCCCAGGTGCTCCATTCACAATTGTATCCATATCATACTTCTCAATGTCACTAGGATTCTTGATCCTATCTGAAATATCACGAAAATATGTGTAAGCACACAATTTAATGATAGAACTGTCAAGATGTTGAACTGGGTTAACAAGATCTTTGGCTGCATGATACATTGGTCGCCACGAAGTCATATCAGGCGCACTGTGTGTTATTTCCACACCGCAATGCTTTACAACAGAGTCAGCCATTATGGTCTTACCCACAGAAGAACGGGGCGTGCTTCGTGGATAATCTAATCGACCGTAGAGCTCAGCTTGACCACTAGGAAGAAAGTTGAAAGGACTCTTCGGATGTATATCATCCAGGGCTACCTCTTTCTCAGGATAGCCAATGGGCTCAACATCATCTGAAGCAGATTGAATACAAAACTCATCCAATGGGGGGAGCGTGGCGTCTAACCAATCTCGTGAGATTACACGTCCCAAGCTAGAGAAATAACTACCTGCTGTATGAATACCTGCAATAATTATCTTCTTACTTGCTTTGCGATTCCTGGTCAGAGAGTCAACCTCTGAGATAATAGGAAAACCGCACAATCCCTCAAAATTTTCTCCTTTATAAGTGATATCATTCTCACCCACAGAGTAACTAGGGGAGAATACACCTTGAGAATAGGTATGAGGTCGCCCACACTTCCTTATATCAGTCACTTCTATGTCACGTGAAGAACCATCCTCTTCCTTGAAGAGAATACGACCATCACTATTTATATCAAACAAATCTTCCTTAGGAAGAAGGTGGTATAAACTACGACAAGGACGAGACTGAACAAAATTCAGAATGATCAAATCCCTTGAATCATCAACAATATGTTGTGATTCAACATATCTAATAGGCTGAGTATTTGAAGTAACTCCCTGCTTGTTATTTTGAGTAACAAGAGAGATAAACTTTGCTCGCCTAAAGGCATGTTTGGTGGTCACCCAATACGTTCCACGAACACACAAAGCTCCAACAACGATATACTCAGACTTGGTGTCATCAACATGTATCTTAATCACACCAACATTTCTACTAAGTCTATCAGAGAGGGTATTAGTATCCATATACGCTGGATAAGGAACCTTTTCAGCTTGCTGTTTCCACGGATTAACCTTGGAATCAGAAGGAATAGGTTTGGGTGCTTGAGATTTGGAAACGTACAATTTATAAGCCAAGGTCACAGCAGCAACTAAAGACAAAACGCCAGCAACTACACCAGCACTCTTGAGCACAATAGACTTTCTGTGATCTTTAACAGCTTTATACACTGTATACTGACGAAAGATATGGGTGTCAATCTCATGTTGACACTTAATTCTGCGCTCATTCAAATCGTCTAGATGATTCTGCCACAAAGATGGCCAAACACGATGAACATTTCGTGTATGGTAGATCTGAGTTTTGAGATTACGCAATTTCTTTTCCTTCGAAATGAAATCCTTCTCGAGTTGTTCCAACTCGTAATCATCATAACGATCAAACTCTACAGGCATTTCTTCCTCATCAACAAACTCTTCAGTGTCAGTGTCGCATAGCTCAGGAGCTTGCGATGAAAAGGCTGTAATGGGTTTGCAACCCTTCGATTCCAAAACTGAATTTAATTCATCAGGAGTCTTAAAATGAGCCAAAACGTTCTTTTTAACATGACTAGAAAATCCTTCGTAATGTGCAGAAACAATTTCTTTTAGACGTCGAAAGGATGGTTTTTCATCTTCAGCATCTTTATCAGAAACTTCTTCCACATAGTCATGTTCACACATGTTGGATAACAAGTTACAAAACTTGCCATTCTCCAATACATGCTTACAAACACAAACTTTTTCACGAATTTTCTCGTTAGCCTTGCGCAAATTAAGGGCGGATATGTGATTGTCTAAAATTTTATCCATACCATCGTCATGCCTGAGAAAGTCTTCGATACTACCTTCGAAAATCACTTTTCTCTCGAATCGATTTTCAGGAAGGATAAGGTATCTAAAGACATTGACATTCCAATAAATATCAGAGAGGGGCTTTAATCCATCTCTTTCACGCAAAGCGTTGAGTTCTTTGATACGAACATGATCAAGACGACCATCCTCTGTCGCAAAGGCAGGTTTTACACTAACTTCGATATTAATATCGAATCTGCGTAAAACAGCCGATGGAGTTTGGAAGTATTTTTCAGCATTCAAATCTTTGGTGTTAGATGTGGCAACAAGCAATTCACATCGACAAGGCGTTTTGCCCTTCAAGTCTAAAGAGGCCTGATCTGGAACAAAAGCAGTAGTGTTGTGAATTTGCAATATTTCCATAAGTGTGGGATCTCCATTAGGAGCTTTTCTCGGATCGAGAAAACCCACATCATCTAGGACTATCATCCATTGGGATGTTCTATAACCGTCCCAAAAATTTGCCGTAGGATTCTTGGTGTATTTGATGGTATTATCGTATTGTTTGCCCTTCTTTGAGGCAAAACACTTTCCAAAAACATCAATAAGGGAAGATTTCCCTACACCAGGCGGACCTAGAATACAAATGCCAAAAGGCGGATCCCTACTTTCCCTAGCAAATTGCTCAGTGTAAATATCAGCTTGTTTAGCAGACAATTCACTATGCATTTTACGAAGGTAAGAAAGGTCAACACTCTTCAACTTAGATTGTTTACAAGCGTTAATAGTGCGCTTAATGGCCTCTATATTAGTGTCAAGTCTTTGCATATAACTATGCGTGTCACATTCTTTCAAATTTCCTGTTATGAAAGGTGTAAAATTGGACATAAGGAAAATATACTCGTTGTGCAACTTTGCTATTTTATCTGAGGACAACCACATGAGGGACCAATCCCCCGTCTCCATAACCGCTAAACCGTGCTTAAGAAAATAAGTAAAATTTCTCAACACATCTAGCATCATGGACATAGGTTTATCCTCAGTATTAAATATTGCTTGATTGCGCTCAATGCGAGTGAAAAGTTTTTCCGAAAATTGCAATTTCATCGTCTCAGTGGAATATAGACAGAGAGAATAAAGAATAAATTTCTTAAATCTAACAACTATATCACAACTAGAGACAGATTGATAATTGTCCAAAATACCATCCAGACTATCTATTCCGAATCTCAACCAAGAAATGGCTGGAGCTTGGGTTCTAAAAGAATCCATAGGAATAGCTTCAGGAAAAGTAAAATCTGAAAAGAGTTTCTTGAATCTACTCATAAGGGAACTCTGCAAAATCGATTTAGTAATCGATTGCTTAGTTATTGTACGAATATAATCCATACAATAAATAATAGCATCCAATGGAGAGCGTGATCTGCCTAGTTTAAAAACAAGGCTGATCGTAGATTCAATACAGTAGAGAACAGTTTCAACTGGGTCAGACATGCCTCTACCATTCCAGGCTAATCTTATAAGATTCGGAATATTAAAAATATCCGAAAACAGATCAGAATCTGGAGATTGGGCTAAATAGCCACTTCTAAGTGCCAACAATGCTGGGGTTTGTTGTGTACCGTAATAACAGTACAGTCTCAAACTATTCAGCATAGTTGAATCCCGAAAATCAGTGAAGACGGGATCAAAAGCGGGTTGTAAAAATTTAGTAACAATAAAGATAAGATCACTCGTGGGAGTCAACCACAAGTGAAATGTGTTACGCGTGACTACCTATTATTCACGTAACAATTGCGACCGGCTAAGGTCTTACTGAAGTACACACCATAGGACATAGTCTTCCTGTATATTATGTGTACAATTTTCCGAACATATCATAATGGGCTTAATTGACTTACCGCTTATATCAATCAAGCTAGATCACAATATGGACGTCAGTTCTCTCAAAGAGAGTGAGCTGAAACTACTTGAGGAGAGGTACGCTAATCCTCTATTTTACCAGTATATAAGGTATCAGAAAACATAAGTTACAAATGTAAACATTTGAATCAAGGGTTTCTTTTGAATGTTATAGAAGAGCCGTTTGCAATTCAAAAACAAATGTAAAATAATTATTAAAGATACATCAATATAATGGAACCAGCCGAAACAACCCTCGGCTGGGGGTTTGCAGTATAAATACTGCAGCTCCCAAAGGGAGCAGTGCGCTCGGAAGCGCAGGTGAAGTGCTATCACTTCAATCACCTACTCAAAAATAGGGACTCATTATCCAAATGAGTAAAAATTGGGACCAACCGATATTATCCTCGGTTGAGGATTTGCGATATAATATCGCGGCTCCGGAAAACCGGAGCATGGAGACAGCACAAGATTGTACAGTCTCCAATCACCCGCTCGAAAGCGGGGGCCTGTTTGATAACAGGCAAAAAGGGGGTGCTGAAATTTCGGCTTCAGCAAACCAGACAAAAGAATAAAAGTATAAATTTCTTGAGCAAAATAAATGGTTCATGCTCCCGTGCTAACCTCCTAGTGTAATCCTAGGACTGAAACACGAGACGCAGATCTCGATCTTTATACAGGGTCTCTGCAAAAGAGAGTCATCATTTAGATTACAACTAAAAAGTATAGGGTATGTAGGGAATATAAATTCCCTA